AATGCCATATGTCATTCTAAAAGGCTGCATAGCAGCAGGTCAGCGCAGATCAGCCGGCGACGTTGTTGATCTTGGGCCAGATGAAGCAAACAACTTGGTATCTATGGGGCGCGCTGCAAAAGCTGATGCGCCATCGCCAAAGCCTGCCGACAGGTCTGTAGGTCTGGGAAAAAGCGATGCGCCTGCTGTTAAAAAGCGTGTTCGCAGAATTGCTAAAAAGGCTGAGTGATCAAAGATGACGATTGATTTTGCGGCAGATATATCAACCATCATGAACACAGATGAGTTCGCTGTGTCCGTGACGTATGATGGTGGAACTGTCTCAGCAATCTTTGACAACGAAACCCTGCCCATCGAAGGTCCAGGCTTTGTGCCAATCCATCAAGCGCAGCCACGCCTAACGGCGCGCACAGCAGACTTTCCTTCCATTGCGGAAGATCAGGCGCTGTCTATCGGTTCGGATAACTACAAGATAAAAGCTTGGATTGACGATGGCACTGGCGTCATGGAAATCCAGTTGGAAAAGGTCTGATGGCTCACGTCCGTAAAGACATCCGAGACAGAGTTGCCTCAGTCTTAACGACTGGCGTCACGCTTGTTTCGAGCCGGGTTTACACCTCGCGCGTCTATCCTTTGTCGGAAGCCAAACTGCCTGCTATCGCAGTCTACACAAGTTCCGAGACCTCGAACTTGATGTCGTTCCAGCCGCCCACTTTGCAGCGAAGCATGTCACTGACCGTGGATGTGTACGCGCGGGCAGTAAACACTTTCGACGATGATGTGGACGCGATCTGCGTTCAGATTGAAGACGCAATCGGCGCTGACTTTAGGGTAAACGGCTTGGCTAAACAGATACACCTTATCAGCACTGAGATTGACTATAATGGAGAGGCAGAACAGCCCGTGGGCATTGCCTCCATGACTTTCGAAGTTGCGTATGTTACAAGCATACTTGACGCAAGTACGGCCAGATAAAGGAGGCTCCTATGGCTACTCATACCGGCAGCGAGGGGACCGTTAAGGTCGGCTCCAACGCGATTGCAGAAATCCGCTCCTACTCTCTGGAGGTGACAGCGGACACTCTAGAAGACACCAGCATGGGCGACAGCTCTCGAACCTACAAGCCGTCTTTGAAGTCGTTCACTGGCACTGTAGATGTCTTTTGGGACGAAACTGACACGACAGGTCAGGGCGCTTTGACTAACGGTACTGAAATCACTCTGACGGTGTACCCTGAGGGCGATGCCAGCGGCGACACCTATTACAGCGGCTCGGCCATTGTCACGGGCATAAGTGTGACGGCATCGTTCGATGGCATGGTCGAATCCAGCATCTCGGTGCAAGGCACCGGCGACCTAACAACGACGACGGTGTAACTTGTGAGGCTTGCAGAGCGTATTGCCGCCAAACGCCGGGAGCGTGAAAGGCTGTTCTTTGACGTGGATGAATGGGGCGAGGAGGGTGAACCGACGCGCCTCTATTTCAACGAGGTCTCGGCGCGCGATATTGAGAAGGTGAGCCGAAAGCATCCTAATTTCACATCAAACACAAGTCTGTCAGCAATGGTGGACTTGATCGTTCTTAAAGCGCAAGACGAAGCAGGGGATGCTGCCTTCACCGTTGAGGACAAGCCAGTTCTGATGGGCGAGTCGAGCCTTGTTGTCGCAGAAATATTTGCGGCAATATTCTCGGCCAAGTCTATCGAGGACCATGAAAAAAATTAAGGAGCGACCCATTTAGAATGAACTTAGTTACTCTCGCGGAAAGGCTGCATATCACGATTGCAGAGGCTGAAGAGATGACTGTGAACGAGTTCAACGAGTGGGTCGCCTACTTTGCAATAGCGCAGGAGCGCGCAGAAAATGCCAGCAAATGATGTCAATATCGTCATATCTGCGGACGCTCGCAACGCCACGAAAAACATTAAGAAGGCGCAAAAAGCTGTTGGCGGGCTTGATGACCGAATAAAGCAATTCGCAAAACGTGGCGCGCTTGCTTTTGGTGCAGCCTTCACAGCGGCGGGGGCCGGGGCGGCTTTGCTGGTGCGGCGGTCGCTTGAAACGATTGATGCCCAAGCAAAGATGGCGCGGTCGCTCAACTCTTCAGTTGCGGCGGTGCAAACTCTAAACAGAGCCTCGGAGTTGGCAGGCGTTTCTTTTGGTGAATTGCGTACAGCATCAGTTGCGCTAAACCGTCGCCTATCCCAAGCTGCCAATGGGACTGGGACGGCTGTCAAGGCGCTGGACCGTCTAGGCCTATCTGCCAAAGATGTCATCAATTTAGACTTCGATCAGCAAATTTCGCTGATTTCAGACCGCATGAATGAATTTGTTCCGGAAGCGCAGCGAGCGTCTGAACTAGCGAAACTATTCGGCGACCGTGCTGCATTTGCTATTTCCAGAATTGATAGCGCCACGATTCAACAGGCCAATGAAGAATTGCGGTCTCTGGGCGTTTTGGTCAGCGATGTTGACGCTGCTGCAATTGAACAAGCCAATGATGCCATGTCGCAAATGACACTAGTATCGGAGGGCTTGGGAAATAGATTGTCTGTCGCGCTGGCACCAATTCTAGAAACCTTAGCAAATAAATTTACAGACGCTGCAAAGGAAGGTGGTGTTTTAAGAAAGATAATGAATGCTGTAGAAGTAAGCCTTGGCAGCGTTGCGCGCGTAGTTAGTGTCGTAACGACAGCTTTCTCTGGTCTGTTAAATGTTGCGATTTCTACAATAACAGCAATGTTAGACGGCGCTCAGGCTGCTTATTTTGCGTTCAAAGGATTAAGTGAGGCCTTTGCATCTTTCATAACAAGCGGACAAGCAAGCTTAGACTTCGGGGCGCAAGCGGAGAAATCTTTTAAGGAAGCTGCTTATCATTTCGAGGGAATGACGGCTCCAATAGATGCCTTTAGAATGGCAATATTTAACACTGCCAAGGCCTGGGTAAAATATGAAGAAGGTGTGGAAAATGCCTCCACGACCTTGCGGACATTAAATGACGTTGCCAATACCGCCGGAACTTCTCTCGGGGCCGTGAGCGATAAGGTCACTGAAACGGGAGGCATAATAAAAAACGAATTATCCCCGGAAATGAAACAACTGGAAAGCGTCTCAGAAAGCGTTGCCAACTCATTCGGTCGAAGTTTCACAAGCGTGATTGATGGCACGATGAGTGTGAAGGACGCTTTCAAATCAATGGCGTTGAGCATCATTAACGACCTGTTCAAAATCTTCGTCGTCAAGCAGATCACGGGGTTCATATCGGGAGCGCTCGGAGGCATGTTTGGCGGTGGTGGACCTAGCGTCGGTGGCGGGTTTAATTCGCCTGTCGCGGGACTGACATTGCCATCGGCGAATGGAGGCGGTTACACCGGCAATGGCGCGCGGGCAGGTGGGCTAGACGGCAAGGGTGGCAGAATTGCAATGATCCATCCTCGCGAAACCATTCTTGACCATACCAAAGGCCAGGGCCAGGGCGTCACAGTCGTCCAGAATATCAACGTCTCTGCTGGCGTGGCCCAGACCGTCAGGGCCGAGATGACAACCATGCTTCCGCAGATCGGCGAATACGCTAAAGCGGCTGTCCTCGACGCGCGCAAGCGTGGCGGTGCATATGGAGGAGCGTTCGCCTAATGGCTATCACCTATCCCCTAGCCTTGCCGACTGCGACGGGCATTCGAAACATCGCATTCCGCGCAAGAAATTCGGTCGCCTATAACTTCTCGCCGTTTACCTTCCAGGGCCAGGCACAAGCCTCTTCTGGTCAGATGTGGGAAGCAGACATCACGTTGCCACCGATCAAGGATCGTTCTGACGCGGAGGTGTGGAACGCCTTTATCCTCTCGCTCCGTGGGCAGCTTGGCACATTTACAATGGGAGATCCGAATGGCGCGACAGCCCGTGGAACTGCATCGACCTCGGCGGGAAGCCCAGTCATCAGCAGCCAGATCGGCTCCACAATTTCTGTCACGGGCGCCACAGCCAGCCAAACCGGATATTTGCTTCAGGGCGATTATGTGCAGTTCGGAAGCGGATCGACAGCGACGCTTCATAAAGTGCTTGCTGATGCCAACACTGACGGTTCTGGCAATCTTACTTTGGAGATATGGCCGGGGCTGAGAAGTTCGCGCAGCGGCACAATGGTCGTCAGCAGTCCTGTGGGGCGCTTCAGGCTGGCTAACAACGATACCGGATGGGTGGCCGACATCCAGCAGTATAGCATCACATTTTCGGCGCGTGAGGCGATCTGATGACGAGATCGCTGCCTGCGCAAATGATCACCGACCTGGCGGCGGATGAGGTCACGCTTTTCTACGCTGTCGAGTTGCAGTTCGATGGTGGCACAGTTCGCCTCTGGACTGGCCACGGTGATATCACGATTGGCGGATATTGGGTTGATGAC